TCAAGCCCTCTCTTTTACCCATCGCTCAAAGTCCGCTTCGGTCACGTCTTCAAGTCCTTTTTGGATCAGCCATCTGAGCATCTGCGTTTCTTTCACTGATCGCTTGGTCGCGATGGTTGCCTTTACGGCCGCCTGCTCGACCTTGCGCCAGGTCTCGTCGTCGATGTGTTTCGTAGGCATGGCGCCCCCTTCGATTAGCCGATGCAGATTCTAGGCTTATTTTCTCAGGTGCTTGACATTGAGATTCTAAGAAACTAATTTTCGCGCCGAGTTCTAAATTCTTAGAAGCTGAGATTTCTCCTCATGTCTCCATCTGGTGATCCGCGTTCGCAGATGTTCATCGACTGGCTGAGCGTCACTCAGGAGTTTGATCATGATCTGCCTGTCGTTTGCGACGTGTTTCGCCAGACCATCGATGCCCATACCGGCGAGCTTCTTTCCACCAGCCAACCTCGGTTCCAGCATGAAGCGTCGTTCTGCACTTCGATCACCATCAGCGTCCAGGGGCGCCGTGTCACGGTCGAAGGCAATCCCAGCCGGGTAGGGCGCATCGACAATCTTTTTGGTCACTCGACCGTCGAGCAGTGCATCACCGTATACAACCGCATGCTTGCGCTCTACGGGCTGCCTCCGTTTACCCGTTGTGCCGCGCTCCAGCTTCGTGATGGCTGCTCTGGCGCCAAGGTCGGCGATTGGCTCGCTGATGGCGCGGTCATCACGATGATTCACCTCACCAGCAACGTCGGAGTTGGCCAGGGCAACCAGCTCGATTACTTGCGTGCTGTGTCGGGCATCCGCCTTGGCCGTTGTGCCGGTTTCCTCTATCCCAACGGCCGAACCGTCACGTGGACGACTCAGGCGGGCGGGAAGGGCGCTCGCCTCCAGTACCGGAAGGCCTACGACAAGGCCCACGACATCGCCGACAAGCTCATACCTGCTATGCGTCGCCAGTTCGGTGACGACTCTCCAGAGCTGGCATACGCCACCCAGCTCCTGGACTACTGCCAACGCGAAGGCGTGATCCGCTTCGAGCAGGAGCTCAAGTCTGAGTACCTCGCTCGAGAGAACCTCCGTTATTGGGGCCTGTTTGACGAAAGCCGTTTCCAAAGCATTCACGGCGAATTTCTGGCCCTCGACTCACGACTCAAGGTGACCGCTATGGACCTCGCATCCGTATCTGAGCAGCTGCTGCTTGAACAGGTTGTCGATACCGTTCGCGCTGCCAACACCACGGCCATGTATGCAATTCAGTGGGCTCACGGCCAGCGCCTGGACTTCAACAAACGCCAAGTTCAAGAGCATGCCGCCCGGCTCAACCGCATCGGCATCGACATCCGGTCGCCGTTCGATGTCTCGCGCAATTCCCTGGTGTTCGTCCGCGAGGCCCGCGAGGTCACGCCGGTGAAGAACCTCCAGCCGCCTGCCTGGTATCAGCGCCCGAACCATCTGAGGGCCGTCGCATGATCGCCGCGACCTGCTCTCTTTTCGCCACGCTGGCCGGTGGCGCTATCGCCCTCTACGCCGTTCGTTTGAGGTTCCGCCCATGACTCGCACCGTCAGCTTCCAAGGCACCCAGCTCTCGCAGCGGCAACGCCAGCAGCTCGCGTTCCAGCAGCAGACCCGCGCCGCGTTCCTGAACAGTCACCTGAACGACCAGGTGAACGAAACACTCGCCGCCCTCGAAAAGCGGAAAGAGGAGGGCGCCAAGCCCGTCAAGCCCCGCCAATGGTTTCTTGAGTACCAGGCTTCGGGCACCCCTTGTTTTGCCGACGTGTTCGGCTTCTAACCGGAGATACACCACATGCCGTTCGTATACCTGGGCGTCACCCGCGACGCCGGAACCTCCAAGAAAACCGGCAACGCCTACGACATCTCTGTAGTGCATTTCGCCGTTGACGCCAGCCAAAGCCAGCGCCCTGACCGTAAACAAGCGTTCGGCCTGGAACCTCAAAACCTGCCGATTGCTCCCGAGGCCATCAGCTTATTCCAGCGGATCGAACCGCTGTCCTCGGTCAATTTCGACTTCGAACCGGACCCGCGAAACATGCAGCGCAACCGCATTTGCGGCGTTCGCCCGGTACAGCAGCCCAAGGCAGTAGGCGCTAATTAATGAACACTTACGTCTGCACCGAACTTGTTAACGGCGTCTGCCAAACATGGGTAGTGCAGGCGTCAATAATTCCGCCTCTTAGTGTGTCTGAGGGGTTGAATCTCGGGTGGCCGGTAGTTGCGTGTTATGCCGCCGCTTGGGGAGTTGGACTCTTAACGCGCTTTATTCTCTCTCACGAAAGGAACTGAAAATATGGACGGCTCGATGATTCCCGCTGATGTACTCACCGCGATCACTGCGCTCAAAACCGATGTTCAAACCATCGGCGGCGCAATGTTCGTTGTTGTGCTGGTAGTGGTCGCGTTCGCGTACTTCCGCCGCTCCGCTCGTTAATTCGAGCCTCGGCAACTAGGGGGCTTAGCGGCCCCCTTTTTTATTGGGGAAAGATAATGGGAAGTTGGGAGTATTCAGGATGGCTCGTTTTCTTCGTCATGGTCTCGTCGTTCTGGCTGCTGTTCTATTCAGCGTCCAAGCCTTAGCGGCTCGCCAAGTTATTCCCGAGCCCGGCAGCGTACAACGCACGTGGGTTCCTGGTAGCGGTCCTACCGCGTTCGTAGACTCCCGCGATTGGAACGCCACTGTCAGCACTCAAAGTGGTGCACGTGTTGAAGTTCCGGTTACTGGCAAGCGCTCCTATGGCTGGCCCAAGTGGCGAGCCGGGGCGAAGGCGATGATTAAGGGCAACGCGGCAACTGCAGTTGCCACTGCGGGTATTGGCGTTCTTCTTGCTGGCGTCGATTGGGTTATGGAGCAGGGTGTTTTAACCCGCCCCGGTGAGTCTGGTGTTTGTTTTCACGCCTATTATGGCGGTGTTGGTATGTCTACGCCGTGTCAATATGAGTCCGCTGGAGACGCGTGTTTAGCATTGTACGCTATGAGCAATACGCAGCATCGTGGAGCGGGTGCTCTCCAGGGTGGTGCTTGTTATTACTATCACCTCACTAGAGTTCCCGCGTTTGTCCAGTCTGGTTACTGGCAGCAGGAGCAAGTCGACCCGTCCAGTCAGCCTAGGGTTCCTGTTACCGATGCGGATATCGATGGTCTTCTTGATGGTGTCACGGACCCCATCATCGCTGCTGACTCTGCGCCATCTATCGCAGAAAACGTCCCTGGCAGTTTTGATTACCCGGATGGGTTCGATTTCTCTGGTCCTGCGTCGGTTGATCTGCCGGGCGTTATAACTACCTCCACCGATCCCGCTACTGGTAGTACTACTACCACTGAGATTCTTCCCTCTGTTCAGTTCGAGTATGGAACTCAGCCGTGGTCGATAACACCTACCGACAAAACTACGAAGAACACATATGAGGACGGGACCAAAACAAATACCGAAGAATCGGTTTCTACCGATCCGCAAAATCAGCCCGGCGTTTCAATTCAGCCAAAAACCGAAGTTCCTACTGATTGCGCGTTTATGCCCACTGTCTGCAAATTCATTGAATGGGTAAAAACGCCGTTTAATCCCGAAGAGCCAGACTTTTCGCAATTCATTGAGGACAAGGACTTTACGCAGGAAGTTAACTTCTCGGGTAATGCCACCTGTCCGCCTCCAACCGTTATTTCTACTTCCCGTGGAAACTTCGAGTTCAGTTGGCAACCTGCTTGCGATTGGGCAGGGCTTATTAAGCCGCTTGTCATTTTGGCGGCTCTTATTGGCGCGCTTTATATCAGTGTCGGCGCTGTGAGGAACGACTAATGCCAGCAGTTCTAGTAACCATCGGCGTTTACATAATTTCGAGCGTTATTGCAAAGATTTTGGTTGCGCTCGGTATCGGCATTTTCACCTATTACGGATTACTCGCCCTGGTCGAACAAATCGTTCAGCAGGCGCAGATCGCGTTTGGCGGCTTACCTGCCCAGGCATCGCAAGTTCTGAGCATCGCGGGCATTCCAGAGGCGCTTTCCATCCTGTGCAGCGCGTTCGTTACGCGCGCGTCGATTCAGGCCATTAAAACCTTCTTTGGGACTCGCACATGATTACGTTGATCACCGCCGTTCCCGGTAGCGGCAAAACGCTGTATTGCATTGGCCTGATACTCAAGGCGGTGGAGCAGGGCAGGCCTGTCTACGCCAACATCGACGGCCTCAAAATCGCCAAGTGCCATCCTGCTCCCGATGACTGGCGGGACACGCCCGAGGGTTCGTTGGTCATTTACGACGAGGCCCAGCAGCCTCATCTCTACCCGTCAACGGCGCACCGTGGCGAGGTGAAAGATGAGCGTCTACGGCAAATGGAGGTTCACCGCCATAGTGGTCACGATCTGGTGTTTGTCAGCCAGTCGCCCTCGTTCCTGCACCATCACATACGCAAGCTCGCTGGTGAGCACATTCACCTGTATCGGGCGTTCGGTGCCAAGGTCGTCACCAAGTACACCTGGCAGCACACGTGCGACAGCCCCAACGATCGCGGCGAGCAGACCCGTGCCGATGCTGTTCCGTGGAAGTTCCCAAAGGAGTGGTTCCAGTACTACACGTCGGCGACGATCCATACGCACAAGTTCAAGATGCCCAAGAAGCTGGCGGCTCTGTTGGTGTTTATTGCTGTCGTCGTCGCCCTGGTTGTCTGGAACGCGTCTACAAACGAGAGCAGTCTCTTGACCGGGTCAGGTGTCGCCCAGCACGTAGAGCCTGTGACCGTAGAGAAAGCGCCTTCGGCGCCGGGTGGTGTGCGCTCCGCGCCCACCACCGGCCCGAAGAGCGCGCTACCTGCGACCACTACGCTCTACAACTGGTCCGCCACCGAAACGGCCAAGCCTGTCTCTGGCTGTATCTACAACGAAACCCGCTGTCAGTGTTTCGACGCGTCTGGCGATCTGTTCGCCATGGGTCATGCTCAGTGCCTTTCCGTTGCTCAGAACATGTTGCCGCGTTCTATCAACGTAGGTTCTGGTGGTGGCTCTCGTCGTGTCGCGTCCAGCTCGACAGGCGAGCCGCAATCGAATCTGCAGTTGACCAATCCGTTCAGCCAGTCGGGTTCGGCGTCGCCGTTGTGATTGGGCGCTTCGCATAATCTATATTATGTTAAAGACAGGACGTTTCGAGAGTGTTGCATATGCCTGAGTCATGGGCGCTGAAGCCGCCTGTTCCGGGCTTTCCAAGGAGGTTTTCCTTCACTACGATACGGCATGACCTGTCAAACCCTCAGATCCAGCGCAACACCCAAGGCCCTGACCGGCTGGGTTCTCCTCGATGGCAATAATGTTCCTCGCTATTGGGCGACTGTCTGGGCTGACGTCCTGCAGGCGAAACTCAAAGACAGCACGCGAAGCCGATGCTTGTACGCGATTGATCGCTTGTACCAGCATTTTGCGCTGCTGCACCAAGCCGATGTCCTTGATCGGCTTCTGACTGATTGCCAATTCGATGCACTTGAGGCTGGCCTGGCCGCCTTCTTGAGCGTCCTGCGAAATCAGGCCAAACGCGATGGCATTGTCAATTCCACAGTTTGGGCTTCGGCCATTAGATTCATTGTCGATATCCTCCGCTACCTTGCCAGAGGCATAGACGCCGACAATATGAAGGGCCGG